CATCCACCGTGCGGACTGTTTTTCTGTCCATCTGCCGGACAAAGGGGTCCCGCATATTCACGCCGGGGTTTTGGGCCGTAGTTGCGGCAGAGTCATTCTGCCCGGAGAAGACGGCGGCAGTATACTGGGCCTTATTCATGCTCTCCGGCCTTTCGATGTTGGTCTGTCCATCTCTGGCCTGATTATATACACGGATGAAATTCCCGACCGCTTCCGGGCTCCGCTCGGCCACTGTTGTCAAGCTACGGGCGCCGTTCTCGCCTAGAGTCTTTGCCACCGCGCTGATAGCGGAATTGGTCGCAGCGGACTGCGTCAAGGCCGGATTTTCCTGTCGTGTGGCCTCTCTCGTCTCCCTCTGCGCCATCGGGGCCTGTACTTTAATCTCAGCCCGGGCCATCGGCTGGACCTGCTCACGAGCCATCCTGGCCTGCTCTGCCGCCTGATTCCTGGCGTTATTCTCCCGCGCCGCATCGATAAACGACCCGATAAAAGAGGAGGGAGGGAATCCACTCCGCTGCCACTGTACCGGCGGAATATCCACCGGAACCTGAGTATCCTGCCCAGTAACCTCGGCCCTCTGCGCGACCCGTGGTGTCTGAGAAACCTGCGGAGCCTGGGGAACCTGCGGCACAGACGTCTGCTGCCCTGTCAACTGGGCCATCCGGTCATCCAGAGACTCCTTGACCATCGCCAGCTCTGCGCTAGAAAGCGCCCCGCTCCGCTTCATCTCATTGTATGCCTGAGAGTCCGCCAGCAGCTGTCTGGCCGCCTCGGTCCGCACATCCGCCTGGATGTCCTGGGCCTGCGAGATCGTCTCCGCCTGTTCTGCTGTCCGCGCCTGGATCTCCGGGGTCTGGAGTTGCGGCGCTGTCTCTCGGCTCTGCGGTCTCCCGCGTCCCTCGGCGAATACGGCCGCGCCGCCGCCAAGAATACCACCGGAGAGCGCACCCATCCCGGCATTCTCTAAAAGATCAACCAGGGAAAATGCCGCATTGGGATCACCTGCTGCTTTATCCACAGCAAGATTGGCAAGATAGGATACCGTTTCCTCTGTGCCCTCCTCCCCAGCTTGCTTTAAGATGTTCTTGATTGCGGTTCTGCCTGTCTTCCCCTTCAGAATGTTCACCCAGTGCGCCACGGGAATGATTTCCGTAGCCACCTCGATACCGCCAGAGATCAACCCTCGGAGATAAGCATCCTCATTGGTCAGCCCCTGCTGCCGAAGATCATATGCTCTGGACCCCATTGCCTGCGCACCCAGCACCGTCATGGACGCAGGCAAACCTACACCAGGAATCGCGGCCAGCATCATCCCCGGCAAAGACTGCCCCGTGGAGATCATCGCGTCGGTAATGAACCGCTCCGCGCCGTTCATCCCTTCTGTGGCCTCCGCCTGATGTTCTGCCGCCTGCCGCAGCATCCGCTCCCCGAAGGTCTCCTCACGGGTCGTAGGCAGCCCCAGCCGCTCCGCCACCGTGGGGTCGAAGTACAGGGAATCCACGTCCCCCCGCACACGCTCCAACTGGGCCCTGGCCTGCCTGGCCTGGTTCAGCCGCATGACCAGAACGTTCCGGTTTGGCATATCATCGGGAGGCCTGCCGTATTCCAGGACAAAGTGGTCGTAGTATTCCAGGTCGCTCAGTGCCTTGTTGTAGGTCCCCTCGTCCTCGATCCACTGGTCCATGTTAGCTTCTTCATAGCGGTCCCGGTTGGCTCGGTTGGCGATCTGTCCGGCATAAGCCAGACCACCCACGATTCCTTCGCCGGTGGCCTGCAGCGCGGCCTTACCCTGCCGTGCGTCCGCCTCATTCTGCGCCCTGGTCCCGGCCCACATCCGCCGCCCGTTGGCATCATAGCTCCATCCTCTGGACGTGTCCGGTCCGGTCCCAAAGTCCTTCTGATACCCCCGGGCCCCCAGCACCTCTTCCAGTCTCCGGTCCGCCTTGGCGATCTCCTCCTCCGTGACGGCCCGCTGCCGCTGCATATACGCCTTTTTCCACTCCAAAACGCCCTTCTCGTTGAGCCGGTTCCGCACGTCCCTGGGAACATCAGGGGTAATATACTGATCCCCCGCAGTCCCGCCGGAGTACCCCATAGAAGTCCGAAGCATCTCCGCGTCCTGGTGGGCTTTCGTCGCTCCGGCCTTGTCGCCCTTGGCGCTGGCCTCCGCGTACCGCAGCTTCGCCTCTGCGATTTGGTGCTGTCTGGCGTTACTCTGATTCTTCTTGTCGTACTCTGAAAGTTTCCGCTCCTGCCGCTCCACCTTTTTGTTCCGCATGGCAGCCTGGGCGTTGGTGAGGATGTCCTTTGCCTTCTCCTTGTCGCTCTTCTCCTTGGGCTTATACCCGGTCCGGCTGCTCCAGTACCGTTTCCCGACAGCGGCATCTGCCCTCATGACATCCAGTGGTGCCATAGTATTGTGCCTGTCCTGCAGCCCCATGGTCCCCTCCGCAGGGTCCTGAGAGACATATAGAGACCGGAACGCCTGGTCGATAGGGGAGCGGTTGTTGATCCCCTTGTATCGCGGGAACTTGCTCAGATCCTTCACCATATTGTGGTCCGGCAGGCCAGCGTTTCGATACTGAGCCCCTGCCTTGGCAGCCATCTGCCGGGAATAGGTCCGCTGCGCCTGGGTGGGGAGATTCTTTGCCGCCTTTTGGGCCTTCGGGTTGTTCTGCGCCGCCTTGCCCACTGCCTGAGCGGCCTTCCGCCCTGCGTTCTGGACCTTGCCCTTGTTCCGGTTGGAGTAGTATTTGACCTTCGTCCCTGCCCCCTGGCCGGTCTTCTTCGCCAAGTTCGCCGCGACGCCGCTCTTCTGGGGCTTAGCCGCAGTCCCGCCCCGGTTCTTCTTCGCCGCCTGGTTGGCCCGGGCCGCCGCCCGCTTGGCCTGCTCGTTGGCCTCGTCGGCCTTCTTCTTCAGTTTGTTCTTCACGTCTCGGAGTGCCATCTGCATCCCTCCTCGCTTGATATACTTTGACCATAACAAAACGCGGCCCCGGTTTCGCCCCGAAGCCGCGTCTTTTTGCTTTTGGTCAGTATCCGTAATAGCCGTAGTACCTGCTGTTCTCCTGACGGTTCCGTTCGTTGGCCCACTTCTGATACTGCGCAAGTTCCGTCGGCGTCAGCCCGTAAAGCACAGCGTCCTCCTGCGTCGGGATGTATCCTTGCTGGACCATGTTGATCAGCTGAGACTTGGCCTGGATCGCTCTGTCTGCCTGGGTGTCCGCTCTCTGATCCGCATACTCCCGCTCATACCGCTGATTCTCCAGCTCATTCTGGGCCATCTGTGCCGCCCACTGTCTGCCCTGGTAGTAGTCGCTCCGGGCATCCGCTGCCTGGCGCTGGGCCAGATCAACACCCTTCCAGAGGTTGTCCATCTGCGTGTTATACGCATTGAGCCCCATCTGGTAATTCTGGTTGTACTGGTCGCTGTAGTCACCAAACCGGTTATAGGCCCTCTCATAGTCGCCCACAGCCCGGTTGTAATCGTCCACATACATGGAGTAAGCCAACTGCTGCAGTTCCGGGATTTTCCCGGCCAGGTCCGCCATGTAGTCGTTATAGGTCTGCTGTGCCATGGCACCGGCATAGCTGGACGCAATGCCGCCCGTCCGCGCCGCCAGCTGGCCCAGCACGTCCTTCATGGCTCTCTGCCCGTTCCGAGAGTAGGAGTCTGCATACTGCATATACAGAGGGTCTGTGCTGGGGTCGTAGGAGAACGGCTGATAATTCCGCAGACCTTGATCCAAGTCCTGCAGTCTGGACCACAACGCGGCGCCCTGCTCTGTGTCAATAGGCGCCACATACTGCTCCAGCTCCGGGACCCCGGCAGCTACGCCCTGGATGGTGTACTCCTTCCCATTCTGGGAAATGTGGACCGTCCCCGTCGGGTCCTTATACCAGATCGACCCGTCTCCGCCGGTCATGAAAGACCCGACAGGCTGATTCTGCAGGAAGTCATGTGCCTCATAGCTGCCCAGCGTATACTGGTCCCCGCTAATGGACTGCGCCATCCTTGTCCCGTACTGGTCCACAAGCCCCCCATTGGAGAAGTGGTAGTTCTTCCCGTTCTTCTTGATCGACACGGACCCGTCCGGGTTTTTCGTCCAGTGGGACCCATCACTGGCGTCCATCGTCTCTCCCGGCTGGGCGGTCCTGACCCAGTTCTGCCCCATCTCCGATCCGATGGTGTAAGTCTCGCCGCTGCCGCTCCGGGCCACCATGCCCGGAAGCGCCTGCTGTCCTGCCACCATCTGCTGTGCCGCCTCTGCCAGCGGACTCCCCGGCTGGAACCCGCTCCCGGAAAAATCCTGATCATACAGCGGAGACCCGTTGTAATACCACACGCCATTGCTATCCCTGGTGGCTCCAGGAAACCACTTGTCCGCGATCTGCTGGTTGGCGTTGGAAAAGAACCGTCGTTCAAAATCCCCCGCCGCCCCTTGGCCCGCGTTGTTCCAACTGTTGGACCCAAGCTTCATCATGTTCAGAGCCGAAGCCTGATCTGTAATGGCACCCAGGTCATAGTCTGTAGGCATCCCATCCGCCGCCGTCACGCCAGCCAGCGTCTGGGTGGTGTTCGGGACAGCCCCGGCCCGGCTTGCCAGATACTCGTCCCTTGGCACAGCTCCTCCGGCGCTCCGGCTGTAAACCACCCCGGCCCCCCCGGTGGGCTCATACTGGTTTATCACCCTCTGAAACCCGTCCCCGCCGGCAAGAGCGCCGCTCAGCGCTGCGTTTGCGTTGCTCACCGCGCTGTTCTGATTATTGGCAGACCCCGTGTTCCTTGCGGCCCCTCCTGATGTGCTCCCCGCTCCGCTGTTGGTCCTTCCTCCGTAGGTCTCCGTAACCCGTCCGATCCGCTCCGAGCCGTCCCCGCCGCCGGAGTAGCCGTACCCGGACCGCACCTGTTCCGCTGCAGCATGGGCCGCGTTCATGCCGGCTGTGTCTCCCGCCGCCTTGGCGGTCTCATACTGCTTCTTGTACTGCGCCACCTTCGCGGCGTCCGAGGCGGACAGGTCCCTGTCGTTGTAGGTCCCCCTCGCCTTATAATAGGTTGCCATTTCAGCTCCCTCCTTCCAGTGCTGTGACCCGTCTGTCCAGGTCGCTGATATCTGTGGTGTGCCCGCTCACCGTGCCCTCCAGGGCGGTCACTCTTGTGTCCAGACCGCTGATATCCCGGGCCATATCTGCCAGGTCGGATCGAATCGTCGAAATGGCCTGCTCGTTCAGGTTTGCCTTTGCCGTCGCTGCGTCCACGTCCGTCCGCAGGCCAGCCAGCGCCTGCTGATCTGCCGCCAGCTGCGTGGTGTGTCCCGAAACCGTCTGGCTCAGTCCGTCCAGATCCGTCTGCAGTGTCCCGATATTCGTTCCCTGGGTAGTAACCGTCCTCTGCAGCGCGGCGATGGCGTTCGTGTGGACCGACACCGTCCCGCCCACTGCGGCCACCTGTCTGGCCGTATCCGCCAGGTCCGCATTAACCTCGCTGATGAGTATCAGCATCTCCACAGGGCTCACCCCCGCCCCTTGGACAAACCTGGTCATGTTCGTCAGGGTGAACTCGATCCGCTCTCGGATGTAGTTCAGTTCGTTTTCGATCGCTTGCAAAGACCCCGGCACATCGTCCACATTCAGCGGATTCATCTTTTCAGGGAAAACGCCCTGTGCCATTATCCATACCCCCCCGAGATAAATTCCCGCAGCACGGCCTTGATTACGCAGGGCCCATGCCCATTGAGTCTCACCCGATACTGGTCGCATCGGTTAGGCTGGATGACCATGGACACCGCGTCCTCTTTGGTGCCGATGACCTTCCCGGCCTCCTCCCACTTCTTTTTGTCCGCAGAGGTCTCCGCCTTGAGCCACGCTCCCTTGGGCATCTCCACTCGGAGCATCAGCCGGCTCATCCGCTTCCGGCCCTCCACGGTCTCGTAAAACGGCGTATACTCCAGGGACCAGTCCACGTCTGGATCGTCCGTCCCCGCGTCCTCCAGCCACACGGTCCCGTCCTCTCGCAAGAGATACACGTCCTTGCCCATTCTGGCTGTACTGATAAACCGTGTGCTGTCCTCCTTGAGCCATGCCGCCGTGTTGGGGTCAAACACGTATAACGCCGGTTTCCCGTTGTCCAGGGCGGACAGATAGTATTTTTCTCCGTCCGTTCCTCCCACTGCGTCTGTAATGTTGTGAGTCCCAAACACCGCAGAGATGTCCGCCGGCGTCCCGCCCGTGTAAGTAAAGACTCCATGGAGGCCCACATAGAACAGCACGTCATTGATAATGGTCAAAGACCGATGGCATCCCGCTCTGAGACCTTCAATGTCGTAGGAAAACGCCACGTACTCCGCCGGGTAGTCCCCCAGCACCTTGTGCAGGGCCCGCTCTTTCCAAAACAGAACGGAGGTGCTCAATTTACAGCATCCCGTAAACTCCCCCTCGGTGCCCACGCCGAAGGCGAAGGACCCGGTGGAAATGGAGCTGTCCACATTGAAGTTGGTCGGGTCTCCCAGCGCGGAGATCCAGATGGTCTGCTGCTCATTGGAGCATCCCCACAGCCGGTTCCCACTCTCACAGATGAAGTCCAATGGCGGGATCTTCCGTTCCAGCACGATGGTCCCAGTCTCCGTGCCGGCAGTGAACCGATCAGAGATCACCGTGACCTTGCTTGCCTCCACCGTCTCGATGAGGAAGGACATGTTGTTCCCCGACAGTGTAGAAAACCCTGATAATTCTACGCCGTCTCCCACGTGAAACAGTGTAGTCAGGTCCGTCGTGCCCGTCAGGGTGATAGATGCCTTCTGGGTGTTGTTTTCCGTATACACGGCAACCGTGGCCTCTGTGGCCTCCGCCTTCGCCCCTAGTTTTTTTATAACACCCTCCGGGATATTCCCGCTCTCCATCACTTCGTCGGTGAGCAAGCTCATATCCAGGTAAACCTGATCCGGCCAGATAACGAGCCTTGTGTTGATAGTAGCAAACTGCTTTTCCCCCGCCGTCACCTGGCCCACCACCTGGCCCTTATACAACAGGTCCGTCCCCTGCACCGCCACCAGTCCGTTCCAGGAGGTCAGCGCGGTCACCCCCGCATACCCCTCCTGCTGCGCTCTCTTGTTCCTGGTCGCCAGATAGGGCCACCGCCGCCCGGACAGATTGGTACACTCCGCCAGATCCCCGTCCTGGATATTGTCAGCGTAGTTGATCCCCCGGGTGGTCACCATCTCTCTCCTCTGCCGGATGTCCCCCACCGGCAAGTCAGGCAGTCTCATGGCTCCACCCTCCATCCTTTGCCGAAGACCCTGGGCCGGTTGTGTCTCCGCCACCAGGCCAGGGCCTCGCTCCAGGCCTCGTCATACATGGCCTTGTCGATCTGATACAACTGCATATCCAACTGAGCCCAGTCGATCATGGCGCACAGCCAGAACACATACACCCGGTCCATGGGATGGGGCATCAGCAGCTCCTGGTCCTCCGGCCACTTCCATTCCGGCTCGTCCACCTGCATGGTCTCGGCCACCTTGGCGTCCAGGTCCCGCAGCCACTGGGCCTTCAGCTCCTCGTCCACCGCGTTGGGCCTGATCCCATCCGCCTGGCTCATGGCTTTTCTCAGATACATGGCATCACATCCTTTCCCGCCCCACCGGGCGTTTTTTCATTGGTTTATTTGGCCCCTGATTCTTTCACCGGATCGTTAAGTTGATATGCTGGTTTCATCGTAAGGGAGGAGCACGATATACTCACGATTCGAAGCGTACATTAACCGAATAACACCTATGTCGAATGCAACACCAGGTGCAGGCCCTTGAATAACAAGGGTAATATGTGCCGCTGAATAATATGCGTTAATTCTCGCCTGTGCAACTTCTGTTCCCCGTGCGGATGTGTCATACGGCACTATTAAATATATACCAGGAGGGCCAAAGAATGACGGTGCATCAAATCCGTTTTTTGTTAGTGCATACTCTCTGGTAGCATTGTCAAACGCGTTCGCCGGAACCGTAAAATATTCAAAATCAGGCGAGAAGGCTTCTCTGAGTGCTGCAAGGTCTACGCCTTGCACGATTTCACATGCTCCGTCCCCGATCCCCCATAAAACAGTACAAGGCACCGCCTCGACAGGAAGCAGCATTGCGTAAATACGGAGCCCTCCGGAAATACATTCTGCGTGATGCAAATACCTTCGATTGCCATAGTTGGATATCAAAAGGGTTGCGGAACAGCTTGCAGTCATTCCCTCGATTGAAATATCAACATAAAATTGTGGATTCACTGAGCTGTCGTTTGTATTAATCCACGCCCCCGTTTTGTCGCTATATTTACCCGGAGTATTTTTAGCTTTGTTCCATAAACCTGTATCTTTGGCGCTGACATAGCCATCACCATTTAAGTCCGCAGCTACCATCATTTCGTCCGTCGGATCAACAGGGGCAGAAGAATTATAATTCTGTATCCAAGCCTGATCCGTTATGTCAATAACACCATCTTTGTTAATATCTGCAAACATCTCTCCGGCCGGAATCGTAATAACAGTAGTCTTCCGCATTCCGCCCACCGTTGCTTCCGCCTGCCCTGCCCAATACTTTGCGTTGTTCTGGTAGGTCGGGTCGGTAGACGGCACATCCACGCCGCCTCTCTGGCCCACCGCCCAGGCCTCGGCGTTCTCCTCGCTCTCTGCGGCGCTCGTCTCGCTTCCCGCTGCGGCCTGAGCGCTGGCCGCCGCTGCGTTGGCCTGCGCTGTAGCTCTCACTACGATTCCGTTGGTAGTGTCCTCTCGGTTCTGCTCCGCCGTCACTCTGGCGCTCTCTGCGCTCACACGTCCGGCTTCCGCCGTCACTCTGGACGCCTCCGCTTCTTCCCTGGCCTCTTCGGCGGTCTCCCGCTCAGTCTCCTGGCTGACCCGGGTTCCTTCCGCAGCAACTCTCCCAGTCTCCGCTGTGACTCTCGCAGTCTCAGCGCTTTGTCTGGCAGTCTCATTGGTCACTCTTGTGCTCTCTGCGCTGACCCGCCCGGCCTCTTCCGTCGATCTGGCCGCTTCCGCGTCAGCTCTTGCTGCTTCTGCGGTGCTGCGTCCGGACTCTTGTCTCGTCCTGATTTCCTCCGCGGCGGCTCTTCCGTCCTCCGCGGCCACTCGCCCAGCCTCGGTGTTCTGCCTTGCGGTCTCACTGGAAACTCTGGCATTCTCAGCGGTCACTCGCCCGGCCTCTGCTGCCGCTCTGGCCGCTTCCGCGTCCTCTCTGGCTTCTTCCGCAATTTCTCTTCCGCTCTCCTGGTATTCCCGGTTGCTCTCGGCGGACGCCCGGCTTGCCTCCGTGCTCTGTCTCGCAGTCTCCGCACTGACTCTGTCCGCCTCCTGGCTCTCCCTGGCCGCCTCAGCGTCTTCTCTCTCCGCCTCAGCCGCCTCTCTCGCTTCCTCCGCGTCCTCTCTTTCCTCTTCCGCCGTCACTCTGGCAGCCTCCGCAGCCACTCTCCCGGCCTCCCCCTGCTTCACCTCCACCAGGTCAGCCACCACCGCGTCCATCTCCGCCTGGATCTGCTCAACAGCCGAAGGGGGAATATCCGTTTCTCCGTCCCACAGCTGCAGCTCATTCTCCAGCACCCGGAACCGCGCAAGCTCCGTCACCACCCGCAGGATCTCCTTTTCCCCGCTGATGATGACGCCGGTCACCGTCATGCCCATCATCCCCGCCACGGCCATGGCCTTCTGTGGCACGGGGACCTGCCACACCAGGGTCTGCCCCTCCGCCAGCAGCTCCGTGGTCAGCAGGACGTTCACGGGGTTCTGCCCCAGGGCGTCGGTAAAGGTCACCGTCTTGGTGGTCCCCTCCCACTGGAGGTCCGCCTGGGTAAAGTCCAGCTCGATCAGCACCGAGGCATGGCTCCCCACGGCCCCCGCCACCACGCCGTCGCCGGTGACATACTCATTGACCACCTGGCAGGCGATCACTCTCTGTGTTCCCATTGTTCTCCTCCTTTGTCGGAGCCCAATGGGGCCCCGTGTTTTTATTTTTGCTCCGGCGGAATGAATCCGTCTGCGCCAAGGTCACCTGCGGCGACGCTTGTGCGGCTTCGCCGTCCCGCTGTGCGGGTCCTTACACCTCCTTAAAAATCGGAGCGGGAGAACCGTCCGCCCTCCCGCTCCTTTTATCACAGATTGGTCAGCGCCTTTGCGCTCTCCTTTTTGGCCCGCTCCATGGCCTCCCACGCGGCGTTCTTCTGCCGCTCAGAGTTCTGGATGACCTCCAGGAATTTCCGCTTGATCTTTACGGGCTCCCCCCGCTTGATGCGGATAAGCTCCCCGTTCACCCCAACAACCAGGTCTCTCTCCCGGTCGGAGTAGAGGATTGGTGCGGTGTAGTCCACCAGCTCCTCGGGGTCCAGCATCACGGACTCATTCTTCTTCTCAGCCATGATATCCTCCTTGTCTCGCGTTACGCGGTGGCGGTGCTCTCAATGCGCACCATGTACTGCTGCACCAGAATCTCCGCCACCTTGGTGGCCTTCCAGCCGCAGGTGGCTCTCTGGTCCAGAGGATCCCCGGTGCCGGCGGAGCCCAGCTGCTTGACGATGTGCTCCAGACCGCCGCCGGAAACCTCGGTCACGCCGTAGGCATCGTCGGCCAGGATCAGGGTGGAGTACACGTCCCGCTTGCCGGTGGCCTCAAACTTCTTGGCCCGGGAGGCCTGGACGAAGCGGACGCCGTACAGTTCGCCGATCTCGTTCTGATAGATGTTGGTGGTGTCCTTGTACTCATGGGGGTTCCGCCACATGGGGTCCTTCATGAGGTCGTACTTGGCGTAGGGATGGATAATACCCACATAGTAGCCGTCGATCTTGGGCGCGTCCTGGCTCTCCAAAGTCCTCACGGCCTTCTTGATGTCATCCACCGTCAGGTTGTAGGTGGTGGCGGAAGCGGCGGCGTCCTGCAGCGCGGCCCGGGAGGCGGCGCCGCCGGCGTACTGCACGTTGGTGCCGGCATTGATAACCTCTCTG